GTAAGGTCAAGGGTGTGACACCGAATGGGGTTCCTTGGGAACAATCAGTAAATGGTCGCAAGTTAGAACAACGTGATTACGCGTACACGCGTTACACTGAAATTGTGATCCAAGCGTATTCCAAGGTCCCTGATGATTCAGATGCTGGATGGATCGTAGCGCCGAAGTCTGAAATTTTTAATTCGGCTGGCAAGGTAGGGCAACATGAGACGTCGGTTCATCGACAAAAACTAAGGCACTATAACATTAGTTTTTTTACGTCGTATCTTGTTGAATTACATGTTCTTTACCTTCGACAAATGCTTGAGCGGGGACGAATGATACGTATCGGAATGTCATGGTGGAAAGGAGGAGGGCTGCAGGTCTTCCTCGATATGAACGGTGATGACCCTGACATGGTTTACTCTGATGGCGATGTCTCTAATTATGACATGTCCGTTAAGCGCACCTTTATGGAGTTTTACGTGGGTAGCGCTGGGGTGTATAATAGAGAGTCTAATGTTTCTCATGTGTATCGGAATCTGCAGAAGTTTGTGTTGCGCCGCCTTACGAGGCGCATGACACACATGTACGGAAATGTATGGCGAGTAATTTTGGGAGGTATGCCTTCGGGCGCATTCTCCACATCGCACGGCGACTCATGGATTTTAGCAGCAATGTTTTTTTTTTTTCTTTGAGTATGTTCGTGCGATGAATCCCGCCATGCGTTCCACCATTGATAAGTGGTTTAATTTGAACAAAATAAATTTAATCATTTATGGTGATGACCATGTTATGGGAGTACACAAAGAGATTGCACATTTGATCAATGAAATTGAGTTTTCTAAGTTCTTGTATCGGTATCTAGATATGAATGTGAAGGATATTAATATGAGAGTCCCGGCTTTAACCGTCCCAAATGCTATGGGAGGTGTGATTAAGCCTGGTTTTGTGTTTTTGCGACGTTACCTTATTGCAAAACCAGCTCATTTTACTCGACCCGATACATCTCGGATTGTTCCATATCGTCCTACCTGGCAATACTATTACAAAATACCGTATGGGAGTGATGGTCCTAGAGGACTCATGGATATTATTTTGTCTACCATAGGCAATGCTTATGATACAATGGGAACAAACATCCATGCTTATATCTTTCTCCAGTTCATTTTCAATTACATAATGGCTAATGTTGCCATGAGGAATTACACTATTCGTCAAATGTATGAAGCTAGCATAAAGAAGTCTGAGAGAAGTGATGTCACTCGAATAATGCGCAAAATGCATATTACTGAAGGGGAGCTTTTTGAGGGTTTTCCCTCCCTGAGTAATTTGGAATCTCGACATCGCGACGATCCAGTTGCGAGGAGATTTACACCTACTTTTACTATGTAGAGTGCGCAATACCCTAAGTTGAGGAATTACTAAAAAACTTAGCTTAGGAAGGTTTAATAAAAATAAAAAAAAAAAAAAAAACACGCG